AACATCAACGAGATGTTTCAGGTGGGTGGCACAGATCTACACCTACACAAATACCTAGGCCCCTACGACCAGGGAGACACAAACAAGGACGGAGCGGCATCTCCCACACAACCACAGTATTCTGGAGATAGTTTGAACGAGAGAACTATACAAGATTTATTATTTCTAGAGAACAGAGATAGAAAATATTCAGATGATGTGTATGTTGTAAGAGGCATATACAATGTACAAGATGCTGACTTCAATCTGTCACAGTTTGGTATGTTCCTACAGAACGACACATTGTTCCTTACAGTACATTTAAATGATATTGTGGAAAGAATTGGCAGAAAACCAATGAGTGGTGATGTCATTGAATTTCCGCACATGAAAGAAGATTATTCGTTAGATGAGAGTGTGCCTATAGCACTTAAAAGATATTATGTTGTTGAAGATGTAAACAGAGCGGCAGAAGGATTCTCGCAGACTTGGTGGCCACACTTATTAAGATTAAAAATGAAAACACTAGTTGACTCTCAGGAATTCAGAGATGTAATCGGTGACGCGACAACAGAAGGTTCTGTGGCTAGTTACATGAGTACATATAACAGAGAAAAAACTATCAATGATCAGGTTGTTGCTCAAGCAGAAGCAGACGCACCTAAGGCAGGATTCAATTACAAACAATATTATGTAGCACCGATAGACGAAAGAGGAAACATACGTACCGAAAATGTTAACACAGAAAGTCAAAGGGCCAGCAGTAATGCCACTGTGAATGCAACAATAGATACGCCGGCAAGTTCTCACTATGGTTTCTATCTAGATGGCGACGGTGTTGCACCTAACGGAAACCCCGCTGGTTTTGGAATATCTTTTCCAACGTCGGGTGTGGACCAAGGAGATTACTTCTTGAGGACAGATTTCTTACCAAACAGATTGTTCCGTTATGACGGAGCCAGATGGGTTAAAATAGAGGACAGTGTGAGAATAACTACAACTAATAATGATTCAAGAAGCAACTACAAAACAAGTTTTGTAAACAACACCACTGAATCAACTATAAATGGTTTAACAGTTACACAAAGACAGTCATTGGCAGATGCTCTGAAACCAAAGGCTGACAATTAATGCTACATTTTTACGAAGGACAGGTTAGGAAATTTCTCACTCAATTCATTAGGATCTTGAGTAATTTTTCTGTAGAGACAGGAAGGGGTAAAGATGATTCTATAAGTTTAAGGGCAGTGCCTGTTGTATACGGAGATCCAACAAGACAGGTAGCAAACATCATAAGGAACAACAGTGAAAATGCATTAAACTATGCGCCTAAAATTGCGTGTTATGTAAGGGAATTGAACTACGATAGGGAAAGGATGCAAAATCCTTATCACATAGAAAAGCAACACCTGAGGGAAAGAGGCATAGATGCGGACGGCAACTATACAAACGAGCTGGGGGCAGGATACACAGTTGAGAAAGTTATGCCTTCGCCTTTCAGATTAGAAGTCACAGCCGATATTTTTTCATCAAACACAGATCAAAAATTACAGATAATGGAACAGATACTATACTTGTTCAATCCTGATTTCGAAATACAGAAAACTGACAACTATATCGATTGGACCAGTTTAAGTTATGTGGAACTGACAGGTACAACATTCAGTAGTAGAACGATACCTGTTGGTGCAGACTCTGAGATCGATGTTGCATCCATGACTTTTACAATGCCAATATGGTTATCACCACCGGTCAAGGTTAAAAAATTAGGTGTAGTTCAGAAGATCATAATGAGCATATACGACGACGATGGTGGAATAGCAAAAGGTCTAATAGATGGAGAACTTACAACTAGAAGTTTCATAACACCAAACAACTTTGGTTTATTAGTCACAGGAAACCAATTGAGATTGCTAGGTTCAACGGGCACAAATGTCAAATCAGGCGGTGACGGATTTCAAACAGTTGCCAACGAACCCAACAACTTTGATCCTTTTGAAACGTTTGGTCCAGCAGTGAACTGGAAAGTATTATTAGATCAGTACGGAAAAGTAACAAATGGGACGTCACAAATAAGATTGACACAACCAGACGGAAACGAGATAATAGGTACGATCGCAACCACTACACTCGATGACACAATTCTATTATACACAATTGATGGTGACACCATACCAAGTAACTCACTGACAGGAGTCAAGAAGATAATAAATCCTGCAACATTTAATCCAGGTACGCCAGCAAATGGGGACAGATATTTGGTTATAAATGATGTGGGAGATTCAACAGCAAGTTTTCAAAGTTCTACTTGGGGTACGCTTGTAGCCAGTGTTGGCGATATCATAGAATATAACAGTTCAACATCAAAATGGAACATAGCCTTTGACGCCTCAAATCCAGACAGTACACAACACTATGTTACCAATCTTAACACAGGTATTCAGTACAGGTTCAATGGTACGGAATGGGTTAAATCATACGAGGGCGTGTACACACAAGGTAATTGGAGCATCGTATTGGACGGTGGAGCAGATCCAGGATACAATTCAAGCCTTGACGCTACCACTCCATAGTTGTTATAATAATTTATGAAAGAAAACATTGTCTGCTCGGGTGCCCTGTTCTACGCAACAAGCACTAGACGTTTCCTGTTCCTACAAAGGACTGACCGGAAGACACAAGGAATGTGGGGATTGGTTGGCGGCAAATCTAAATTCTCGGAGAGTGCTTTTGAAGGATTAAAGCGTGAAGTAGAGGAAGAGACGGGCAGTCTGCCCAAGTTCAAAAAAGTAATTCCATTAGAAATGTTTACATCAAATGATCAGAAGTTCTTCTTCCACACATATCTCATAGCCATAGAATCTGAATTTATTCCTCGACTAAATGAAGAACATTCAGGATACTGTTGGACAGCGTTTGAATGTTGGCCCAAGAACCTACACATGGGTCTAAAAAATACTTTGAATAATAAAAGTATAAAAGGAAAACTACAAACAATCCTAGATCTCATAGTCTAAAAAAAAGGCGACCCTAAAGCCGCCTTTTGATTCTACTAAAAAGTATGTGTATTTACTAGTGACTAACTCTTACTGCCGCTAATACTGAACCTTGTCCCGCTTCTGTTTTGCTAGTTAATGCTCTACCAATTACGTTGAATGCTGTACATTCCGCTTTTGTGGCCGCTCTAGCGTAACCTGGAACTGATGCAGATATAAGTCTGTCACCTTTGTTCACTGTACCAATAACTTTAACATCAACCCTGCCCGTCATTGCAATGTATGGGTGAGTTGAGTCGTTACCTGCACCACCGTTCATTTTGAATGCCGCTTGTTGAATGCTAGAAACAACACCAAACACTTCGTCTGATGCTTCTTCGTTGACCTCTGTGATCTCTTCTGCTCCACCTAATGAAACAACTGTTCCAGGTGTGTATGCTGAGTCAGATGCAAACCTTTCAGCGACGTCAGAATACTGTGCCGCTGTCGCTGTACCTTCTAGGTTCGCTAATAGCGTACCTACTGATACAGTAATACCACCTGATTTATCAGCCGCAGTCGAAGTTGTTAAGCCCATTGCGAATTTGTCTGTTGACTCATCCCAAATGATCGCCGCGTTGTTACCTGTTCCACCTCTTTCAATGATTATACCTGCGTCATTTGTTGAGTTTGATATACCTGTGTTAAGTTCGATTAAGTTATCTGCGATTGTTGTGTTCACTGACGACACAGTTGTTGTTGCACCGTTTACCGTCAAGTTACCTGTCAATACAAGGTTACCGCTTATTAGGGCGTTGTTAGTAATGACTGTGTTACCTGTTGCTGTAATGGTACACAAGCCTGAAGATGAGATAGTTAAGTCAGTTCCGTCACCTTCGATCTTTTCACCTGCATCACCAAATACTAGTCCAATGTCATTGGCTAGGTGTGCATCTGTCGTTGCGTTTAAATTGATCTTAGCACCTGAGATAGTCAAGTCAGTACCATCACCTTCAATTTTCTCTGAAGCACCACCGAACACTATTCCAA